ACTGCGTTATGTTTGAACCACTTTTGGTTTGCGGCGCTAAAGCCCCAACCAACAAAGCCAACAACTGTGGGTCCACGTCTTATAGTCCTTTCGTTACCTTAAAACTCGGCTCTACGGCGAGCAGCAAGTTCAGCTAAAACTTGTGGAGTTAAGTTTGGATTTCCTTTAGCTTTTCTTGCTTCTTCCTCTGCTGCCAAACGAGCCGCCTCAGCAGCTGCCGCAGCAGCCGCGGTAGCATCATCTTCGCCACCTGCCGCAATAATGTTTTGACGCAACTGATTAGCCAAACTATTACGGTCGCCCTCAACACCAAATCGAGATTGGAACATTTGCTGTTGCAACGCGGCAAGCGCTTGCGCTCGCGCGTTTTCGGCCTGACTTGTATAACCAGCACGGTCTTGACCAAGCCCTGTGTTAAACAACAACTGTGCCATCTGCGACTCAGCGCCACGGCTAGCAGCACCCTGCTGTGCGTTGGCGCCAAGAAGGTCAATAAGGTTCTGATAGTTACCAGCGCCCTGCTGAGCCTGTAGCTGGTCTGCTTGAATCTGACCCTGCACAGGCTGGTCGGACACACCATAGGCGCTTAAATAGCTCGAGAGAGCGTCTGGTGCGCTTCCAACAGAAGCCTGCATACCGGCATAAGGGTTATTTTGATTCTGTGCAAGATATTGGTTAAGAGCATTAAAACCTGTTGTACCAAGACCAGACGCCACATCATAACCCTGACCAATGTTGGTTTTAGCACGACCATAAGCGTCTGTTATCCCACCCTCAGATTCCTGACCCTGTGTTTTAATCATTTCTAATAAGTTGTCAAAACCTGTGCCGTATTCGCCAGTGTTGTAATAATTTTGCATCCCACTTAAAATACGTGCATCTCTGGCACGAGCTAAATTTGCTGTTTCTAAATCTTGGGCTCTTTGTAAAGCATCTTTTCGTTTTTCGTACTCAAATTTGTCACGAGCGAGTCCATCTGCTGCACCAGAACCAGAACCAGAACGATTAGAAGATAACGCAGCAATAAGACTTGCCATATCAAAACCAGAATTGTTTTGAGAAGTTTGCATAGGAGCACCACTATTGTTAACATTTCCCGTTAAATAATAATTGGTCCGTTGCTGCTGACTAGCGTTTGCACCAAAAGGATTATCTTCAGTCGGAGTTACGCCAGGAATAGGGGAACCATAACCCCACCCTCGAGGGTCGTAACGAGTAACCCCTGCTTCTTTAACAAGATTTTGTTGACGGCGTTCTTCTGCTGTGGTCATTAAATCATCCCCATTCTGTTTGCATAAAGCTGACGTGCAGCATTAGCAATAGTTTGTGCTTTTTCTGATTCCATATCCGCAAGCTGATTCTTAAAAGCCTCAAGACGTTGCGCTTCGCCAAGCTCATAACCACGCTGCTCCTCAGCAATACCACGGTCATAATCACCAAACGACTGTGCACGTTGTTTTGCAAAGTCTTGCAAACCACGAGCAAAAATACCAGACTTAACATTAGGACCAACAAGCCCACGACGAGAATAACCAGACACAACCTGCGGTTGTGCCTTGTCATACTGTTGCATCATGTCTCGACGTCCACGATTACCGCGTTGCTGAGAAAGAAAATTAGCGTACGCATTCATCGCACCAGTCGCAGCATACTGCTGCGTGTACCCGCGCCTGCGAGCCTCGTAGTCAGCTGGATTATATGACATTACTTAATCCTTTGATAATCTTTACGAGCTGGCGTAGCCATCTCGATTTGCATCTGCTCAATCTTGTCATTGATGCGACCAATCTCTTGCGACAACGATGCAAAGATTTGTTGCAACGCAATAGCGTCGCTCGTCTTCAATGCGTTCACAATAGGACTGTTCCATGTTCTCATTATCCAAACACCTGCGAACCCAACACAACCTGGTCGCTATCTCCAGTCACGCTGGTGCCTGTAGACGCTGCGGTAACACGTCCCTGTGCGTCAACGGTTATGTTTGCGGTTGTGTACGAACCAGCTACAACACCGGTTGCTGTTAAGTTGGCAGAATCAAGTGCACCGTTGTCAATGTTTGCACCAGTTGCTAAACCATCAACAAATGTCTTGACAGCGGTGAAGTTACTATTAACTTCACCAGCTTCGGCGACTGTTCCGTTAGTAAATGAATAAGGTACTGTAAGTGGCATTATCCCGTCATCTTTCGATTGTTGTACTTAATAGCAATGGAGTCGAAACCCCAATCTTTTGATAAAGGTCCAGTAAACAACAAACTTATTGAACGACAAAATCCAAGATTAGAACCATTAATAATTTGAACACCTTCTGACTGTTTACCCCACACACCAGTTCCCCAGTTCTCTGCACCCCAAATCATTCCTTCGCCAGCAGCACCAAGAGTTGCATCAAACTGTTTGCGTTCAGAACCAGATGATTCTTCATAATCATGAAATACTTTTACATTAACTATCCGTTGAGTATCAACTTGTTTGAATGCAATATCTGGGCGACGAAACATTTTTCTTTGAGCATAAGTACGGCCATCAATCCAGCCTGTTCTGTAATAAGAAGCAAACCCCGCAGCCGTGCCAGCTATGTTGTCTTGTTCTTCGTCATACAAATCGACCTTCAACACATACGCTTGTGTTGGATGAATCATTAAACGTAGGTTGTCATTGTTTGAGTCGGTCCAATTAATTCCACCAATAACACCCTTGCCATCTGTTGTAGCAAACTGCATGTACGCCCCACCACGACCAAGAGAAGGGTCAAAAACAAAATTAACAGTTGGGGCAGTTGCCGACGATGTATCATCGTACGGCAACGCCAACCATACACGACGACCAACATAAGACACGCTGTAAGGCTCTGTGCTTAATGCGCTAAGTTCCTTGTCGTCCACAATTGGGCGTAAAGCATCAAACACATCTTCAACAACAGACCCGTTGTAGTAAAACAAACCTTCTGGGGTCGAATAAAAAAACACACCTTGTTCTGCTGTTGCAATACTATTGCGGCTAGAACAACCAAGAGTATTCGTTAGCTCAACAACATTAAAATTACTTGACTCTGTGCCAACCAACAAATAGATTGCATTAGTTTTAAAAATAACTAATTGACCTTGAACAACAGCTAAACCGTTTACCCCACTACCGCCACCCTTTAAGTCAATGTAGTCATCTTCCATCCAATCCTCAGGCAAACCTTCGTGCGACCAACGCACTCGGTCAGGATAGTCCACCCCATTTTCCCTTGTGTTGGCTACAAACATTTTGTTGGCATGCACAATGTTGTGCTCTGCTTTTGGCATATATCCGGCAACGGGACTTACATACGCTTGCCATGTAGGTCCTGATGCTGTTAACGCTGTTGCGTATGTGGAAGATGAATCCCATTTGTATCCTGCCGTTCCCGTCCTACCTGTGCTTATATACAAATCGGAACCCCAGTTAGCAAACGACGCGCCATGCGCGTTCGTTGTAGCAATATCATTACCAGACGAATAAGCAAGAGTAGAAAAGTTTCCACCAGTAGAACGATAAACTTTTGTACTATTTGCCAACATAATTGTTGACGTAGAACCATAAAAAGCATGAAGTTTGTCAGGTGCCCAAGTACCGGCAACAGCTGTTGTATTTAACCTTTGCATAGCGCCACGACTGAACACGCCCCCGCGTGGGTCAATCTCAACATTTAACATATCTGGCGACTCATTCTTGGCAAGCAAAAACTGGTCGGCTCGAAGATTCAAACCGCCAGTAAAATCATCGTAACGCTCAAGAAGAATCTGTGCCATTACGTACCTAACGTTGCGCCAAGAGTTTGCAACCAACGACGCATAGTTGGATACTGTCTACCGCCCGACACAATCAACGGACGTGCGCTAGGTGTCTTCATCAAGTCACGGCGAGCCATAGCTACGCCTTCCTCAAATGATTTAAGATACATAGCTGAAAGCTCTGGGTCTTCCTGACGCTGATAAACACGAGCCAACACAAAGTAAGCAAACAGAATGTGAAACCATTCGTCGCAATCAATTGGGTCAGTAATGGTTGACAACCAAGTGTAAACAGGGTTGCGATACGCACGAACAGTTATAGGGTAAATACCATCAGGCTTCGCATAGAGATGTAGTTGCCCATCCCACACAGCATAAAAATATGGGCGAGAAGGAACATCGGTGTTACCAAGCCAAATGTCTTCTGCGTTGTCGTAAGGAATCATTGTCAAACGACTACCATCGCTTGATGTGTCCACAAGAGAAATGACTTCTCGAATATCTCCAATTGTAGATATTGTGTAAGGACGTTGATTTGCTACCGTATTGAATGTGTACGTTTCTTGATACTTTGGCCAACGGCGTTCAAGAACAATGACACGTTGAAAAGCTTCTTTAACGGCATCATCAATGATGCTGTTAGGTAGGTCTGTCGTATCCAGGTCCGAGATGTTACGAACCATGAGCCGAACGTCAGTAAGGCTCATTGGCATTAGGCTTCACCTCTGCTTCGTAGATGTCCCATGCAGTAATCGGTACCTTTAGCTTTACGACCAGTACAGGTGTCCTCGTTAGCGGCACAAAAGTTGCCCCGACCAAGATAGGGGCCACTAGGCGGTGCTTGGCGTGAGCCTGGGACTTCGGCGGATGGACGGATACCTTGTATTGGTTCTCCGTAATATGCGCCAGACAGTTGTGCGTTCTTCATCACTACTTGTCCTTTTCGTTACTTGGGGTATGCCCTGGAAGGTGGGGGGCACACCCCAAATTACGAATTAACTACTTTTTATTTTTGTTTTTATCGCCAGCTTTATTCTGAATGCCTGACAATGAAAAATTCCTCGGGTTTGCCGAATAAACAGACCGTATAGTATTTACCAAACGATTTGTTCCTTTTTTCTTAGCACCCTTAGGCGACCCATAAGAATCCGCAGAACGCCTTGCCATTGGTTTAGCCTTAGTTCCTGGGGCTCGATAACCTGCACGGCTAGAAGCATCCATTTTTGACGAAGACATTTTTGGTGATGCAGATTTCTTTGCATCAATAGCTTTTCTTGCACGACGAACTTGTTTTGCCGTTTTACCTTTTTTTACAGATGCTCCAGCACCCATACCATAGGTTTCTTCCATACCACGCATTATATTTCTCCTTGTTAGTTATGTCGGGTGAGGGGCTTTTATCCCCTCACCCAAACAAATTAATTACTTAACTGCGCCGCCAGAACCCTTGCGGTACAACTGTGCTGTTGATGTTGAAGTTACAACAGCAAGGAATGTTGCTGAGGTACCATCAAATACTGTCATCAACCCACCACCAGTAATTGTCCAACCAGTTGCGGTTGTAACAACAATCTCGAAACTTGACGCAAGGTTCACAATTGTGAACTCAAACGAAGTTCCAACTGCTTCATCTGTCAAAGCAGCGAGCACAAGTGCGGCTGTTGGCAGGGTGAAGGTTGTGTCTTGTGTTGGTGTCGCAACAAACAACTTACTAGTAAGTAGTTGTGCTGCTGTTGGTGTTGCTGCATCGGTGATGGCTACTGCTGTAACCTTCTCAGATGCCGTAACATAATCTTGAATACGCTTGCGTGTTACCGCACCGTCTGTATCATTTCCTAATAGTGGCATTGTAGTTTCTCCTTGTTAGTTAAGTTGATTAGGCTGTCTTAGCGGTCAGTTTACCCTGCTTAGCACGGTTACGGACTGTCAAGTTACCGTAGCACATGATAAGTGCATAACGAGCATCCACATCTTCTGGCGAGATGAATGCTGTCTGTGAGAACCACTTGCCTGAGTGACCAACAAGTGTGAGGTACTTGGTGTTAAGCATGTAGAACACGCCAGCTGTGCAATGCACATCGTACATTACAGGAGCAGCCTTGAACAGAAGGTTCTGGAAACCAGCATCTGCTGTCTTGGTGTCTGTGTAACGCAACTGTGGTTGCAACAAAGCCTCGTACTTCTCAAACAATGTTTGAGTCGTAAGAAGCAAGTCTGGATGGTCATTACCCACCGAAACGTTGTTGTAAAGCGACGACATGTCAGCAAGCGACAAGGCAACGGCATCGTTGTCTTCTTTTGAAGCCCACCACGTGTAGGTGCTTGAGTTAATTCCACCAACAGTGTTTCCTGATTCAACAAGGTTGCCCAAGCCGTTCCAGTCTTTGCTGCTGTTGCCGGTTCCGTCTGCGAAAAACATCTGGTTAAAAGACTCACGCATTGACTCCTCAGCCTGCATAATCTTTGCTTCCAAAAGGTTGATGATTTCTTGCTCACCGTTGTTCTTGGCTTCTTCGATGCCGCTGATTGCGATGGATGCTGCATATTGCTTCCACTCAAACTCAGCTGCTGAGATGCCTTCTTGTGGTGTGAGCGAAAGTGTCTCATATCCACTGTATGAACCAACTGTGC